TGAAATATAACGAGTTGCCACCTGCTATTTATGACATAAACGGCAATAAATGCGGCACAGTGGTTGAGAGCGTTTAAACGATGCTTTATGCGACCATTGCTTTAATCTTACAAATCATTCTCAAACGTAAATAAACAGGAGTTAATATGAAAAAATTTATAGTCTATGCAGAGCGCACAACATTGGAATCAGTTGAAATTGAAGCCAATAATGCAGATGAAGCACAAAAAATTGCATTTGAAACAGAAAACGATTTCTGGAAGCAAGATGAAGATACAGACTGGCAGATTTTTCGAGTAAAAGAAATAACAGTCTAAGTTAGTAAGCACTCACTTACAACCACCTTCGGGTGGTTTTTCTTTGTCTATTTCTAAGCCCTTCTAACCCCTTCAATGTAGGGTTTATTTATTCGGGGAAGTCCTCAGCCCTGAATTGCAGTTCCTGAGCGAACCAGAGGCGTTCTAAGAGGGTATTTTGTAGGGCTTGACGGGCTAATATGGTCTTTTGAAATCTCTCGCTCATTTCCTTGATTTCCTCTTTAGTCCACAAAACGATTTTTTCGGCCTTGTTTTCTAGTCTTTTGCGTATGAAATCAGCCCGTTCCTGCAAAGTGAAAAGCCCTCTATCTGCTAAAGCCCTATTGCAATCGGTGCATGAATTGACCAAGTAAAACCCGATTTTGCGCTGTTTAAACCATTTATGGTTTTTTGAGTCGCACCAAGATAAGGGCGGGCAATGGTCTAATTCTGTCCACTTATCGCCACAGTAAAAACAACCTACACGGCTTGACCAATGGCGTTCATATCTTTGCCCGTATGTTTTATGCAACATTTCCCGATGTTTTCGGGCGTTTAAGTGGTTCGTCATGCCTTAACCCTTCTTCCGTGTATCAAGAAATCAAAATAACGCCTAGAAAGCCCGTTTTAATCCGTTTTAGCCCTATTCGTTGGGGTGTTTGTCGGTGCTGGAAACTGTAACCAATCCAATGTGCTTCAAATCCATCTCAGTAGTTAAGCCCAAATTATAGAAATGTGCGCCCCACATGATGCAAATTCTTACCCCTTCTGCATAGTTTCCGCCGCCAATGGTTCGCATGATATGGCGCTCAGATTCGGTAAATTTGAACAAATGCCCGTGCATATCGTCATATTTTGGCCTATTTGGTAGGGCTTTTGGCATCTCTTAACCCTTTTACTTGTTGCCTCCAAAACTCAGAAATCAGCAATGCGTCTGCCAAATTGTGATGTTTCTTGAGTTTCAGAGGTGCTTCAGGCCACAGCATACGGGCTACATCTAGGCTCTCATGCTTGCCTTGTGGCAAATGGAAGAATTGACGCCAGACCTGCGGGCGCACAAAATGGCACGGCAAGGTGCTTAACTCGCATATTGCAGTTATTGCACCGACTGCCCTTGCGAATGTCCACATGGCGGAGGCTGATTGTCCTGGGCGACTGTATAGCATCTCTATCGCTATTTCGCCTCCTTCATGGGCGGGTGCGGCTCTGAGTAATGCGTTTTTCAGCACCATTGCACGAATGTGCTTGTCTTGGTGTTCAATCATAAAAGATTCAATGTAATTACCCTCTGAATCCAATACGCCTACTGCACCCGTGGCACTTGCGGGGTCTACCCCGATGAACACAGTCATTTCCAGAACCTTTTGAGCAAGTCTGTCGCAAAGTGCCTTTGGTATTCTGTTTGCTTTGGAGTAGCCAATTTACGGGGCTTCTGAGGTAAAACCCCTTTGTAAACCTCCTCCTTTGTCCTGAAAAGGGAAAAGCACATATTGCACATTCTTCTACGATAGGTGAATTCCTCGTGTTGGATTGTCTCTGTAATCCTGTTTTTGTCTGATTGACACTTAGGGCATTTCATTTTTTATCCTTGATTTTTAGTATCCATTGAATGACTTTTACTATTGCTATTGGGTCAGGTAGCATCTTTAAGTTCCTTTATCCTTTGGGCTATCAAGGTAGGCAGAGTAGGAAAATCTGCTTTCAATTCCTTGGCTCTCCATCTGGATTGCTCTATCGTCTTTGGGTTCATTGCTATCAAAGCATAATGGTTTGTCAGATATTCTAGGAATGTCTCCTGTCCGTTGTAAGGCTTGAGTTGTGATAAGTAAGGACATTGGGTAGCCTTCTCTGATTCTGTCAAGGATTTGGTTGGCTTCATTGATTGTCATTTGATTTTCTTAGTAAAAATGACCAAACAAACCCACCGCCGACTTTGGAGACAAACTGCAAAGCCACGATTTCAGGCATAAGACCGCCAAAGGCAATAGTTGGGAAAGCAATAGAGTCCACGCCAGCCCCTACAAGATTTGAGCCGTTAGACCTGACAAACCAAGACTTGTCCGCTAAATAGTGATATGCCAAAGAATCTGCAATCATTGATAGGGTAAATGCCACAAAGGAAGCAATGGCAATCATTCCTGTGGCAGGGTTAAGTAGGTATGAAGCCACGCTTGCAACTAGGATTAAGCCACCCATCTTGATTGGCAAATGCTTGTTTTTCCAAGAATCATGCAGTTTGTCCCTTATCGATAAGTCTAGGCCAATCAATAAAAAACTGTTCAAAATGCTAAACCACGGGCCAAAGTAGGCCACCAACAGGTTTGCGGCAACGAGTGCGGATATGAAAATAGCAGAATAAATCACAGTAATGACCCTTGTTCAACTTGATGAAATCCCCAAACTGGGGGTGCGTTAAATGCTTCTATGCGTGAGCGCATGACCTGCGCCCTTGCTTCTTTGGTTGGCGGTGGATAACTTACATTCCTCCATTTGTTGTCCATTCCTACATTTCTGCCAATGTTGGTGCTGTCGGCAGAGGCAAAGGGAAGTTTGCTAAAAATGCCTGGGTCAAGCATCCGCAAACCATGTAGTTTGCAAGATGGACGGCCTCTGTCATCACATAAAACCCGCATTGCCTTGCCAATTTGTGACCACCACTCATTTGTCCCAATGACAGCATATGCCCCAGAACTACCTATACAAACCCGCACATAGGTATTTGCAAGGCGTTCTAGGCGGTCAAAACTCTCGTGCATATGCCACACAGGTGCGCCAAACCATGTTGGGAAGGGGCAGTCTTTCAGCAAAGCATCGTTGTCTTCCTCTGAGCCATCTATGACATCTGGGATTACGGCAAAGTCGCAATGAGGGATTTTCTTGTTTTCCAATGCCCAATCGTAGAAACTTGTCCAATCTTTTACTGGATTGCCACTTTTCCATGCTGAAAATGCCCCGTTATCTAAGGCAAAGGATTGGGCAATGTCAACGGCAGTCCCTAGTTGGTCAGGGTGTGCATAACTAATGAAGGCGTGACCTGCTTGGATTGCATAGTTGGCTACTGTGGCAGGGGTGATTGGGAGGCCATGATAGTGAATCATTGCTTATTCCTTATCTTGATTGCCAACCAGTTTGATTGTGTAGGGGCTGAGTAATGGACAGCATTGATCTTTTCTTCCTCACAAAGCAAGGCACATTCTTCCCGTTCCTTCAAAACTGCGGCTTTTAACTTTTCTTGCCAATCAGTTTCAAGTTTTTGTAATTGCTCTGATGTCATTTTCTGAGCCTTTCCATTGCGGCTCGAATCTCTGGTGGCATGGGAACGCCCTCTTTTAACTTTCGCTCAACTTCAAGCAAAGCAGGATCACGCTCAAATCTGCTTGGCACAGTCGTAAACACTTGATCTGCTTTGTTTTCAGGTTTGGCAACCCATTCAGCCTTGAACGATACCCAGTTGCGAACAACAATCTCGTTTAAAACCATATCCATAGTCCAACCCGCTTTGTCTGCTTCTTTTTGTATTCCATGAATTACAAGTTGGGTAAGTTGGGCTTTCTTGGTTTTCCTTTGTTTAACAAAAGAATCCCAAACTTGTTGTGAGACACCTTCAGGTGCTTCTATCTCTTTCTCTTTCTCTGTCTCTTCTCTTCTCTTCTCTGGCATATCATCTTGATATCCCTCTGATATACCATTGATATCATCTTGTTCCAACCATGCAGATAGTCTTGTAACTATATCTTTAGTATCCTTTTCGGACATTCTTAAACGAAATGCAAGACTTTTTGTCTCAGGAAGTTGTCCACAGTCTTCACTCGCTATTAGCCATATCATTACCAAGGCTTTTGCTGACTTTCCATCAAGTTCGTGCCAATTTAAGTCATCAAGTAAATCCCTGTATAACTTAATCCAGATTGGCTTCCTATCCTTAAAATGCTGAAACTTGTTCCAATTTTTAATTCTCATAAATCGCCCATAAAAAAAGGGCTACAACTGAAGTCTCACCTTTCGGTGTTGACGGACTGGCGTAGTACCAGCAGACTTCATGTGTAACCCTACTACGAAACGCCGTCAAGCGCATGGAGTTCATTATATGGAAACTCTAGGAAATGTCAAATTGTCCCCAAACTTACTAGGATATTTCAGGAAATCAGATGCACCTACCCTGTTGCCACCATTTTTCAGGTCTGCCCCATCATAGGTTTCTGTGGTCGTTCCAGCCGCCACTCTATCCTTGTTAACCCGTGGAGTTTGTTCTGCCAACTTAGCCACCCCAAACCCCGTAATGTGCCAAGTTTCATCAATCTCCAACGCAAGCCCAAAGTTCTGAAGGTCGTTCAAATAACGCAGATAGTGGAATCCTTGGTTTCCAACTTCTGTATCCTTGTCGGTAAAGCGTTTCAAAGATGATGCGCCATGCGCCAACCTCTTAAGAATTGAGATATGTTGTTGCTTTAGTTCCATGTAGTCTCCTTTTGACAGGCAATCCTATACTTAAATTTAGTTTGTCAATATAGGGTTTGTCCTAGTTCACAAGCCTTTTTTAATCATTGACAATCCTCTCACCAACTTAAAAAGGAGTGAATATGTCGGTAAAACCTAGTGACTTTAAACATGAGATTTGTGTCTACTTAGAGGGCATTGGCGAGTGTCTTGTCTGCTTTGACATACTGAGTCCAGGCGATGAACTCGATGCTGACCACAGCGATGACTACGAGATTGACTTTAGCG